AGCGCTACTATAGTCTGCTGACAGCCACATGGGGTCCCGCATGAGCCTAATGTCCGAGTTACCACTAGTGGAAACAAGGTCAGAAAGGTCAGTTGGACTCTGAGGGCGGCCAATCAGACGGAACAGGGGAATCTTCCGCATAACACTATGTAGATCCTTTTGGTAGGACTTAAGTGAGGCGTAGAGACGGCCTGGGCCGGCAGATACAAGTCTAATCTTCAGTGGCTCCAGGATGGGGGCTACAAGGGCGCAGGGGACACCACCAGCATTGTGATCTAGAGATAGATCATCGGCTAGTGCAAGTCTCCCAAGGACCTCCTTCTCAATGTCAGGGAACCAGTGAGTCGTTCGAACTTCAGAAATGAAGTTAGTGCGAACACGGCCCCCAATGACGGCAGCAGGGTGATGGTCCATACTAACAAGCATGGAGTCATCTTGGCAAGCGAGAGAGAGCTCGAACCGGTCTGACCAGTCCAACCCAAAGAACTCTTTACGGTCCTTAAAAAGGGCCTTACCTTCACCTGGTGTACTGAGCATGGCAAGATCAGACTCCTCACAATTGCTTATGGGGGGGTTTGAATCCTGGAACGCTGCTACATCATCAACAGTCATACTGTTGGTATCCCCTTCGGGGAAGTTAGGTGTTGGCTTATAGGGTCTCTTCTTCACTAAGAAGCTGAAGTCACGGGTAGTTCCCGCTGCCTGGGCATTCTTGTTTCTAACAAGCATGGCCCGGGCAACAAGATCAGTTCGCTGACCTCCAGCACTCCTGCCGGAGAGGAAAGACGCATTAGGAGACGGGTTCATAACCCGCCTACCAGACACAATCTTCCGCAATCCCTTTCTAACATGAGCAAGCAGCTTCGAAAAGTTGCTGCTTGGTGCAAGAATCTTTTGTACCAAATCATCAGTACCACAATCTTCTGTGAGCATGCCCAACCTGTGCTTCTCAAATGATTCAACAATCATATTGGGGGACAGGGGCTCACATCCTCTTTTACTCTGCAACCAAGACGTGAAGAAGAAAGTATTCTTCTCGGATCTCTTTGCAAAGCGGGCGCTTAACCATTTGTAGTACCTTTTATGGACGAGAAAAGCTTTCTCGAAAGGACACTTTGGTTCTTCATTGCCTAAGTAACGGGCAATGGGAAACGTGAGCAGATACTTTGCTCCTCCCACCCACTCTCCTTCATCGGTTGACTGAAGGAGAAACCGACAAATACCCCGAACCAGGAACTTTAAAAGTTCCCTAGGACAGCTTACCAATTTATGTACTGCTACCAATCCCTTACATAGGGCTTGGGTCAGCGGTACCAGGTCTTGCTTTTCAGGGTGTTCGTCACAAAAGGCCATGGATTTCTCCATGAGGGCACATTCGATCTTAATTAGATCATTGTCTTCTACCACACTCTGTTTGAGTGCGGGAGTTTCTGGCGTTATTGCAGTAGAACTGCGCGCGTTGTCAGGTTTTTTCTTTTCTGGGGAACTCATTGTTCTTTGGTAACGTTTCAC